ACAGTAAATGGTCAACAGGTATCACGGGGCAAGTTGACACGGTGATGGCCTATGAAACAGGCAGCGTTAGTAAATTATTTGGGGTTGCTAGTGGCTCCATTTACAATTGCACAACCAAAGGGGCGGTGGGCGCTGCCGAAAAAACAGGTTTAACTAACAGCCGTTTTGAGCATATCAACGTTACAACGCCTGGCGGCAGTTTTCTTTATGCCTGCAACGGTGTAGATGACCCCTTGCTGTACAACGGCACAACTTGGCAAAGCGTAAATGCCTCAAGCTCACCAATTGCAATCACTGGCGTAACCACAAACAAGCTGAACAATGTCACGTTGTTTAAAAACCGTGTTTGGTTTATTGAAAGAGAAAGTTTAAAAGCATGGTATTTGCCCACTAACTCAGTGGGTGGCGCTGCCGAGGTTTTAGACTTGAGTTCAATTGCCCGAATGGGCGGTTACATCGTATCTTTTAGCGCCTGGACGATTGACGCTGGTTATGGCGTAGACGATAACCTTGTTTTTGTGACCTCACAGGGCGAGATTATTGTTTATCGAGGCACAGATCCCGCTTCTGCTAGTACATGGGCTTTAGCGGGTGTTTGGAAGCTCGGAGCGCCCGTTTCTAGGCGTTGTTTGTATAAATACGGTGGTGACCTATTGATTCTGAGTTTGGATGGCCTATTGCCGTTGGCTTCAGCGTTGCAATCAAGCCGACTTGACCCAAGGGTAAATCTGTCAGACAAGATTCAGGGCGCTATTACTGAGGCGACAACGGCTTACCAAAATTCATTTGGTTGGGCTTTGCTTTATCACGCTAAAAACAATGCTTTGTGGATCAATGTGCCTGTTGGCCTTGGTTCGCAAGAGCAGTTTGTGATGAACACTATCACAAAATCATGGACAAGGTTTACAGGGTGGGACGCTAATTGTTGGGAAACATTTTACGACAACCCATATTTTGGCAGTGATGGTTATGTTGGTTTGGCTTGGGACGGTTTTACCGATGATGTGAGTGACATCAATGGGATTGTTTTGCAAGCGTTTAACTATTACGAAAACCGTGGTGTCAAGAAATATTTCACAAGAGCTAGGCCATCTATTTTCACAAATGGAACTCCTAACATTTTGGTTGGCATAAATGTTGATTTTGATTTATCAGATACCACGGGGGCGCTAAACTTTAGCCCATCAAGCTATGGGGTCTGGGGAACATCGCTTTGGGGTAACGCATTGTGGTCAAGCGGAACAATCATCACAAACAATTGGCAAGGCGTCACTGGCATTGGTTATTGTGCGGGGATTCAGCTAAAATCAGCCTCACAAGGCTTGCAAATTGAGTGGGCCTCAACTGATGTTGTTTTCCAACAAGGATGGGCTGGCATATGAACCCAAAGATGGAAAGATTTGCGGATGTTTCAGCCGAAGCCGTGGTGCTTATTGGCAAACATTGGTCTGAACTTTACGGAAATGCTAACCTAAAAAGCGATTTAGGCGGCATGATTGAGCTGGAAAAAACAGGAAATTTTGCCTATTTCACTTTGCGTACCGAAACGGGTGAATTGGCGGGTCATGCGGGTTTTATGGTGTTTAGATCGCCTTTTTATGGCGCAATGCAAGCGTTAGATGTTTTTTATTATGTGTTGCCAGAGCATCGAGGTGGTCTTGGTATTTGCAAAATGCTGAAATTGGCAGGGCAAATGCTAAAAATCAATGGCGTAAATCAAATCATGATAAGCCACAAAAAAAATCAAGATTTGAGCGTTCTGCTTGCAAGAGCAAACTACGAACCATCAGGCGAAACATACGAATTTAAGGAATAAAAATGGCTTTCTTTTGCCCTCAACCAAGTGCGCCCGCAACGCCTGATTATGCGGCTGCTGCCACCGCCCAGGGCGCAGCAAACAAAGAAACTGCGATTACTCAGGGTTACTTAAACAATCCTAACGTACAAGGCCCATTGGGTGGCCAAAACGTAACATTTGATCCCGTTACAAATCAACCTTATATAAAGCAATTTTTGACCCAAACGGGACAAAATACGTTGGATGCACAGCAGCGCGTCCAACAGCAAATGGCGAACCTGGGCGAAACTGGTTTGCAAAAAGCATCCGGTATTATTGGGACGCCATTTCAATATACAGGGCCGCAAACTACTACTTCACTTGCAAATTCTGGGCAAATACAAGGGTCGCCTGATCTATTAGGCATGGGCAGGGCTTATGGTGGATTTACAGGTGATAGAGCCTATGGTAATGTTGTTGGCGGTACGGCTCAAGGAAATGTGCAAAGTGGTCAAGCCTATGGCTCTGTTGCTAATCCACAAGCAACCGCTAATTTTCAAGGCCAGCAAGCAACTGGCGGTGTTCAAAGCGTTGACCTTCAAAATTCCATTGGTAATATTGGCAAAATAGATCAAAATTTAAACGCTAATAACTATCTTGCTAATAACCAATTGAATTTGAGTAATGTTGCTCAAATGCCTGTTAATGCAGGCACTACAGGCCAAGCGGCAATTATGTCTCGGCTTGCGCCTCAATTGGAGCGCCAACAAAAAGCAACTGCTCAAAACTTGGCAAACCAAGGGTTAGTGGCGGGCGGCGAAGCATACACTAACGCAATGCGAGATCAAAGCCAGCAGCAAAATGATTTGTTGACGCAAGCAGCATTGCAAGGAATTAGTTTGGATACTGAGGCAAATCAACAAGGTTTTAATCAAGCCTTGGCTGCGGGTCAATTTGGAAATACTGGAACACAGCAAAACTTTGGCAATGCTTTGGCGGCTCAACAAGCGCAAAATGCAGCCCAAGGGCAAGGTTTTAATCAGCAATTGCAGTCAGGTCAATTTGGAAATCAGGCGCAATTAGCAAGTTTTGGCGCTAATTTGCAAAATCAACAAGCGCAAAATCAAGCTATCGCCCAAAATTACCAACAGGGCATGGGAACACAAGCAGCTCAAAATCAAGCGGCTGCGCAAAATTTTGGTCAAAATGTAGCCAATCAACAACTTGGCAATCAAGCGACACAACAGAATTTTAACAATGCTTTAGCTACGCAAGCGGCTCAAAACCAAGCAATTGGGCAAAACTTTGGGCAGAATGTAACAAGCCAACAATTGGCAAACGCCGCCATTGGTCAGAACTACCAACAAGGGATGAACACCCAAGCGGCTCAAAACCAAGCTCTGTTGCAAAATCAGAATATTGCATCGCAACAACAGCAATTAAATAATGCTGCTCAACTTCAGCAATACAACCAAAACCTTGGTCAAGGGCAGTTTGCTAACCAAGCGGCATTGCAAGAGTTGCAAAAACAATTGACATTACGCAATCAGCCTTTGAATGAAATCACGGGTCTGATGAGTGGTTCACAGTTGCAGATGCCTCAATTCCAAGGCTACAACCCAACGAATATTGCGCCTGCGCCTATATTTGCGGGTGCGCAAGCTCAAGGCGCGGCTAACTTGCAAAACTACGGCATCCAGCAATCTGGCGCTAATGCTGCAACAAATGGTTTGTTTAGTCTGGCGGGTGCGGCGCTTCCTATGTTTTCTGATCGCAGACTGAAATCCAATATTAAGCGCATTGGCACACACAAACTTGGAATCGGTCTTTATGAATACGACATCATGGGCGAACATCAACAAGGTGTAATGGCTGATGAAGTTGAGAAAGTCATGCCAGAAGCTGTTTTGATGCACCCAAGCGGTTACAAAATGGTCAACTACGGTTTATTGGGGTAAAACATGGCTAATCAGTACGAACAGTTTAATGTTGCAAACCCTTACCAGTTGCAGCAACAAGAGTTGGATCGCCGCCAAAAAATGGCTGAGATTCTTCAGCAGCAAGCATTTGAGCCTGTGCAGGCGGGTTCCTATATGGGCATCCAAGCCCCAATCAGCCCTGTTCAAGGTTTGGCTAAAGTGCTTCAAATGTACTTAGTAAACAAAAACCAAGAAGGCTTGAAAGCAGAGCAAAAAGCCTTGGGCGAAAAATACCAAGCCGATACATCCTCTGACATTCAGCGATTGATTAAAGGCTTGCAAGGCCAAGCGGGTTCGCCTGAAATGAAACAAGAGCCAACAGCGGCAGATTTCCAAGACAATCCAAACCTTGCGTCAACATTTGCAGAGATGCAGCCTGACCAACAAAAGGCGTTCACTACACCCGCTGTTCAGGCAAGGGCGGCGGGCTTGCTTGACCCATCGTTGATTAGCGAGTTTAAAACGCCTGGTATACAGCAGCAGGCCATGAATATGTACATGGCTCAACTTGCCCCAGAAGCGCCCGTAATTCTTGGTGAAGGTCAAATTGCATACAGCAAAAAAA